TAAAAATTCCAATTATGCAAACGATAATTCCAGGCATTCAAAAATAATTGAAAATGTTGGGATAGTAAAACATATCGAAAAAGCAGAACCATCAGTAGAAGCACCCAAAAAAGCAACTAAAAAGGCGTAAAAAATGGCTCAATATTCAATAGTCACACCTCCAGCTGGCGGAGTATTGAGCCTCGCCACTCTCAAAGCGTTTTTAAGACTTGACGCATCAGACACATCAGAGGATGCACTCCTGACAATGTTCATGTCAAGCGTTCAAAGCACTTTTGAAAAATATACTGGGCTTGTTTTGCAGGCTACTACTTTCAAGCTCACCGATCAGGTTCAATACCTAAACAGAACAATCACTATTTCAAAATCTCCAGTAACTTCATTCACATCTGTAAAAGTTTGGGACGGCACTGCATACGTATCAACAGACTATGAGGGCGTAGTTGGTTATAACGCTCATGTTCACTTGATTGATTATCAATCTACTGACACAGAGCATGACGGATACGAGGTAATTTTTGTCGCTGGACTTACTACAATACCGGAAGATATTAAGCTTGCTCTTTACCAACACTGCGCCTACGTCTATGAAAATAGAGGTGATTGTCCGGTAGATAGATTGCCTGACATGATTAAAGCTATTTACGACTCCTATAAGGTGCTTTGGATATGAGCTGTAAAAAAGTTTGTGTAGGCGATTTGTCCTCAAAGATATCAATCATCGATAAATCACAAACCGCCATTGGATGCTCTTTGTCATTCCTGACACCCATAAAAGTTACATTATGGGCTAAAGTAGATACAATAGATACATTTGGTGGCAACGGGCGCAGAATCTTTGACAGCACTAATATCGGTGAAGCGGTCACACATAAATTCACGACACGATACCGAACTGATATCGACGGTGATGATCTGATTAAATACGACGATAGATATTTCACCATTCAAGGATTCAAAGACCCTACTGAAGATAAGCGTTTTTTGGTCTTTTACTGCATCGAGCGCGGGGATGTAAATAATTCGCGCAACCTACTATGATACGTATCAATTCATCGATCGGTAACTTAACCGCACGGCTTCCAATGCGAGCTGTCATCAATAAAGGCTGGCATAACATCGGAAATACGCTGGTAGATTTTGTCAAAAAAGACATGAGAAAGCCAAAGCACGGTAAAACATACATCATAGACGGGAAGCGTCACACGGCATCTGCTCCAGACGAATCGCCAGCTATATTGTCAGGCAACTTGGAAAAGACAGTCCGATACGAGATCGACGGTGCTGATTTACTATTCGGGGCAGGTGATGATCGCACCGATTACGCTAAATTCTTAGAGCTTGGAACGCAGAAGATGGAGCAGCGCCCATTCATTCGCAAAGCGGTAGAGGAAAACTTCAAAGAATTTGAGGTTGAGTTCGAGGACACTTTTAAAACGGAGGTTCGACAATGAGACTAAGCCATATATGCGCATTGCTTCATGGTTTTTTGCCGCAGGAAACAAGCGAATTTAGTGACACGCAAAGTGCTACACTATCATTAGCAGCAGGGGTTTGCACTGTGACAGCAACAGCGCATGGGTTAAGCGTTGGAGACTCATTTACGTTGAGCGGATTTGATACTACCGAGATTATCAATTATTCCCATGCG